TGAAGATCTTGTACTTAAATGTTACTGATGCAGTAAAGTAACTAATATCAGTTTGAGTTGCATCAAAGTCAAGAGAGCTCAACGCGACAGGAAAGAGCCCTTCTAGTTTAACATATGCCTGACCTCTCAGGTTACTGTTAAGAATTTCTAACGTACCATCAGAGAATTCTGCATGAGGATTTTCCCTATCACCAATCTGGGGATAGTAATCATCATCTTGTCTCAGGTCAATGAATTGTTTCTGGCTATCTGGATAACCAAGTCCAATCATCCAGTTATAGATCTCGCTATAATTTTGCAGGTCTTCATCAACAATAAAGTTGACACGAAAATCGTCATATACCAACTTGTCCCCAGGAAGATCAATGTCCTTGAGGTAAGTTGGTTGCAATGCAGTTCCTAAAGTGATGCCTGGCAAATTTGCACCTACCGACAGGAAATCGACCTTAGGACACTTATTGATTTTTAATTTAAATCCAACAGGTGACAGAAAGTTTCTGTTTGATACCTGTTCTAAACAGGGATTACCAGCCATGGGCTTTTCTTTGTATTTAGGCTAAAAGAGGGGGTCGAAACCCCCTCTTCGCACTTCCTTCACACACGATTATTTAGGTCTATGAAATCCCTCTGGTTCTGTATCATGTATCCAGGTTTTTAATCTGGAAACATACACTCTAAGCAAATCAGCTTGATTTAGATGAAATGCGTCTTTAGTTTCAAAATAAAGTTTATTGTGGAGATCTACACCATCCAAGCACTTCTTTATAATAGGGTTCCACGGTTCCCTAAAAGAAGTATTCCATTCTCTTGGCATATATTTACTTTTTCTTACCTCCATTCTTAGCCTTTTTGGCAGTTGCGTTGCCTTGGTTTTGTGGTTTGTTGTTAGCAGAGCCTTTCTTGCCTTTATTAGCAGACTTAGCCATCGACGGAGATAAAAGAGAACATTTTATTTAGACAAAAAAAGACCCCCTTTCGGGGGTCGGTGTTCTCCAGAAGGAGTATCGATCACATCAGGTTGGTAACCTTGACGCGACGATAGTAACGGTTGGCGTTCTGCTGCAGACGGCCCAGACCTTGGGTTGTACCCTCGGCGAATGGGTTGGCGACCATGCCGTAACGGGTCTTGAAGCCGATCTTTGGCTGGAAGCTGTTCTCACCAACGGCGCGAACCATTTGGAGAGGAACGTATGGGCAGTAGAAGATACCAGCGTCATAAGGTGAAGAACCCTTATAACCAACAACGTAGTAGTGGTTGGCTTCAGCACCACCAGAGGCGGCATAAGGATCGATGTAGACGCGATACTTACCATTGATTGTACCAGCAAAGGTGTTGCCAGTGTCATCAACGTTCAGGTTAGCGTTCAGGGCAGGGGTGTAATCAAGTACACCAGCCATGGTCAGGGCAGAGGCGACATCAGCAGAAGTGATGATGACGTTACCCTTTCCTCTACGAGTTCTTTGTGCGATTGCGTTAGCGTCGCGCTCGATTTGGAACAGCAGACCCTTGAACTTCTCAACGGACCAACGACCATTGGAGTCAACGTCCAGGTCAAAAGTACCTTGGGTAGCAACGTTAGCCTGAGCACCAGACTCAGCAACCTTGTAGATGGTACGGATGACTTCGCGGTTGATTTCAGCCAGGATCTCAGTTGACAGGATGTTTGCCAACTCAGCCTCGGCGTTAAGACCGTGGATAGCCTTGAGGTCTTGGGCGAGTTCCAGTGAGTACTCAGCCTTCAGGGCACGTGACTTTGCAGTAACGGTGACCTTCTCGATGGAGAAGCCCATCTCGCGGAAGGCATTCGAGCCAGTTCCGTCAAGAGCTTCTGCATCACCAGTGACCATACCCTGACCAACGTTGTAGAGGGCCTGGGCGGCGTTGGATGAACCGAGAACAGATGGGTTAGTACCCGACTGACCTGAGGTTGTACCGAAACCAGCGTTACGGGAGGTGAAACCAGCAGTCAGGTCAAGACCTGCGTCTTGAGCGGAGAAGCCGGAATCGGGCTCGTTGTAGAAAGCTTCGGTTCCAGTTGAAGGATCGCGGTCGGTTCCGTACATGGAACGCATTGCGAAAATCAGTCCAGTAGGACCGTTCATTGGTTGAACGCCTGCGATGTCATAGGCGATCAGGTTAGGCATTGAACGTCTGATCAGTGAGATCAGAACGGGGTCGAAACCAGCGGTTGGGCCACCAACGGCCGAACCACCACCGAATCCACCACCAGCGCCAGCGGCGTTAGCAGAGTTGGTTGGGGTTTCGTACAGGAATTCTCTTTCTTCGCGCATAAAGCGCTCTTGGTTTTCCAGCAGGCAAGCGGTTACCGCTTTACGATGGGCATCCTTGATATCACCAAGGCCTTCATGATTCAGAAGAGGTGCCCACTTTTCCTGCAGATGCTCTGATTGGAACATTTGCGTTTACCTAAGTTAAAGTGTTTGTGTGTTTGATAATATTAAATTCACTTTTTAGCGACTTGGTTCAGGATGTTCATGTACTGAGCCATAGAACCTGAATAATCAGGGGCGGCTTCTTCTGTTAACACCTTCTCCGAAGTCTCTTTCTGGACTTTCTGACCGAAGTATGACTCCTTCAGAGTGACCAGTTTCTCACGATATGAGGTTTCACTTTCAAACTCAACACTCTCGGCGAGTTGGGCGAGCTTCTCTTTTTGGCTCAGGGCAAGACCCTCAGCAACCTCAGATACGATCCCATCGGCAACCGACTCTGCGAGACGGTGGTTCAGGGAGACATTTCTTTCGATCTGCTCGTTGAGTTTAGTCTCCATTTCATCAAGTTTGTTTACCATGCTCTCGACAACATCGTATTTATCTTCAGGGATTGATACATAATGTGCTTCAAAAAGTTCCTTCATGCCTGAGAGGAAGCTCTCAGTCATTTCGGACTTCAGACCGTGCTCGACGGCCAGTTCATTCTCTTGGAGCCATTCGTCAGCGACGTACTCCAGATAACCGTCAACGCGCTCTACCAGAGCAGCCTTGACAGATTCGATTTCTTCTACGATACGCTCTTCGTTCTTAGCTTCCATCTCTTCTGCAATTTGTGCAACCTTTGCACTGATTGCAGCTTCGAAGATGGTCTTAGCCTTCTCTTGGAACTCTTCGGTGAGTTCTTCACCAGAGAAGAGAGCGTTCATATCTTCTTCGATATCGTACTCGGGGGTTTCAGCAACAACCTCTTCAGTTGTTTCTTCCTCTTCGGTTACGATTTCTTCTTCAACCTCTTCGACCTCTTCACGGGCCATGGCAGGTTTTGCACCACGATTAACAACATCTTTTACGGTTTTGATTTTTGGCTCACGCAGTTTTGCGGAGTCATCATCAACCTTGTAGTTGTCGGGAGTAGGGCCGCCGAGATCCTCATAGGAACCAGCCACCGATGTATCCATCGGCATACCAGCTTTAGCGTTAGCATTAACGGCAGTCTTGGATTGCGCAGTGCCTACTTCCATTTCTTGTAAATTTTGACCACGGGACATTTGAACTCTCCGATTAAGACTTTATAAGTGTAATTAATCTATCTTTATTTATAAATTAGAGATTTCCCAAGAAGTCTTGGAAAAGTCTCAGTTTGTTCTCTTGCAGCTGTCTTGAGTTGACAAGAGTATTGATCTGTTTGTATGTTTTCTCAGCATATTTTTCGCGGAGAATTCCACCGTCCCAGACCCATTCTTTACCTTCCATAATGCCATCTACGAAAGCATCAGGAGCAGAAGGATCTGCAACGATGTCAGCGGCTGTGGCGAGCATGAAGTCTTCACCAACAACGTTCACGCCCTCATTGTTCATGCGGACGGAACCAACACCGCGAGAAGAAACACCCAATTTGACACCTTCATCAAGAAGGGACTTTGCAATGTTTCCCATCGGTGTATTTAGGATCTTTGCACGGCCGATGAAATTGTTACCTTCACGAACCAGAGAAGTGATCTTGTGAGATACACGATCCAGGTTTACAGTAGGTCCATCGGGGTGACCCAGTTCACCAAGAGCACGGCCCTTTTGAATGAAGGCTTCGTTGTAACGACCTACTTCCTTCTCAAGGGTCGAACAAGGATACATTCTTCCGTTGCGATTTTTCATATCGCCTTGGAGGAAAATACCTTCGATGTACAGGTTCTTTTTACCGTTGCGTTCTTCAACGATAACTTCTACCTGTTCGATTTCTTCTCTGATAAGTTTCATTTTAGTTTGCAGCGAATCCGACTTTTACTGCTTTAATTGCAGCTTCACCAAAAATTGTATATGCTGGTTGTTTCTCAACGTACTCAACAGCATTACCCTGAAGAGTAAAGGATCCAATACCCGAGTATGCATTGACCCCAGTAGGATCGGTGACATGAACCACCGTAGCAGTACCACTTGGGTTGAGTACGCGAACAAGAGTTGCATTGTCTACTGCACTACTGTTTCCAATACCAGCAGCAATGTCAACCTCATTACCTTTTAAATTGATCCTAGCCATCCTCTTCCTCAGTGGGGTCTTCTTGGGTTACGTCATCTTCATAATATTCTTCTTCATCACCAAAAAGATCTGCAGCAACTACAGGTCTTCCAGCTTCAAGTCTGTCTGCAGATTTTGCAAACAGGATATCCTTGATCGCATCACTAATTTCATGGGCGGGTGCGTCTTGCAACACCAAATCAACAAATTGTTCAGAATCCACGATAATGTAAGTACACTACAAATTATTTATATTTCGCCACCTTCAGGGGCTTCAACCGCAGTTTCATCAACTTGAGGATCTTCAACTGATGGGGCTTTGTTTTGCAGATCCATTGCGGCACCTGCAAGTTCCATTGACTGCATCATGAGAGGATCTGGATACAAACCAGCCTCAATTTCTGCAGCAATCAGTTTATCCTGATCAACAATCTCCTCATCAGTTTGACGAAGGATCTTACGTCTTACATAATCTTGTGAGAAATACTTACCAATGTATTGTTCGGCTTGTGCAGCGTTATTAATACGTTCTTGGAACAACTCACTTTCCTTGAGTTCTGCAAAGTGGTTGTCATAGATGTAATCAAACTGAATGTGTTCGGACATCGATGTCCAATCTTCAGGAGTGATAACATTCTTCAGGAGGAGTTGCGTCTTCAACATGTCAAGGAACATGTTAGAGAAACGTTTGCGGAGACGACCAACAAACTTGTTAAATCTCAGTTCGTCTCTGAGAATTTCGGAAGAACGACCAAGGTTAAAACCACCTTCCCCACCAAGACGGGTTTCTGGAACACCCAGAGCTTTGTAGAGTTTTTTCTGGAAGTACTGAATATCAGTAA